GGGTCATCAACTGAAGGTAGTAGCCGACTATCTAAGATGATGAAGTTTAGCTTCCCAAGAATCAAGGAGACTTGGACGCAAACTTTCACCCTCACCTGGATTGAATGGTAAGTTCGCATGAGATAATCCATTGGATAATCTTAAGGACACCATATCAATATTCTTACCTAAAATATGTTTCGGAAAGTTCTCAAAGACCTTTCCTAAATATAAAGAGGTAAGAAGGCTTACTCTCTGATCGAGAGTAGTACCCTCAATGATTCCATTACTGGAACCACTGAAGGTAACCAGTCCAAAGAGATCAGAAGCCATAAGGTTTCTTATCTTTAAGGACGAGTAGCCCATCAGATGGTCCACCGGCTCCTTATCAGCCCAAATCCAAGCGGCTTTGACACGGTCCTCTAACGGTTTTCCGTTAGGGTTCCAGCCAAGGCCACCAAGAAATTCGGGAACTTCAGAAAGTTCACGGATAACTTGTATTTGGCGTGGTCTGAAAAGAGAGATGGATCGAGGACCGAGTAGCCTGGCGATATCAAGGAAACTATCGTCAGAAACCTCTCTCCACTTCAACTGAGGAATAACCCGAGATGAAGTGATAACCTTACCAGCAAATTCACAAAGTGAAGTTGATGTTAAAGTTTTTGAGGGAGACACAGGGCATCCCAACAACTTTAATTGTTGAAGATACCTTGAAGCTAAAAGGTCATCGAGGATCACTACATCATCTCCAAGAACGAAGAACTCGTTGGAATATTCCTTACCAAGGAGACCTAAAAGAAGGTATCCGTGAGTTAGTGCAAAAGCACCAAAAGAAGGATATAAACCAAGGGGTTGACCTCGTTTCCAAGAAATCCTGGGTCCTTTCGGAAATTCCCAGTCAGCCTTGGAGAGTTCTGAAAACAAGTCTACAGAAGATTTGTCACAGAAAAGACGTAAGAGATAATCTTGCATCTTCAACGGAAAATAATCCGTTGCTCCAGAGAGATCGATGGAGTACACCATCTTACCCTGGTCTAGCCAATCCTGTAAAACGGGAATAGCTTTGCCTTGATCAAAAGTACAATCCCAAGGGAGTTGTTTGATGTAATCATAGATTGCATCACCAAAAGGTTTTAAAACCTGTTGGAACACCCTACCTGGGTTGGCTACAGCACGAAGCTTATAGCCAGGCTCTTGAATCAAGCCAATACGACCAGCAAGGAGATTGGGTTCAGATGAAAGAGGACGAGGATAACCATTAGGAGACATGAAGTGACCATAATCGTTAAATAAAGCCTTTTCTATAGTTTGTAAAACAAATTTATAGTGAGACTCATAAAAACGATTGAGATGTGATATTCCTTCTCTAGTATCATAAAGATATGATATAGAGTCGACAATACCCTTCTCTTCTGGGACAGTTCTTCCTCTTAATGGTGCCCTTTTGGAAGGAGAAGGCATCAGCTCTTCAAGTGCTGGTGGATTCCTTAACCTTCCAAAATGAGGCCTCTTCATTAGATTCCAACCCTTGAGAAGCAATTGATTTGAAGAATCAATTGCATCTGGAGTAGGAGGTTCAGACTGAACACCATCAAGAAATTTCTTTTTCTGCTTCTCAGTAAGACAATGAGAATAGAAAACAGAAAGAACTTGAAGGAGTTGCAGTCCTCTTGCAAAGTTTCGTTCCTTACGGAACATCCACCGAGCAAGGAGACCACATGATCCCTTGGGATTACCCTTGGAATCACGTGTGATCCATTC